CGAGGAAAGTGATGCCCACGCGCGGCGTCGGTCCGGTCCACTCGCCCTTGAGATACTTCCTACCGTCGGGCGTGAACACGATGGTATTCAACGCGGTGGGATACCATGGCGGGGTCGAGAAGATCGTGCCCAACTTACCGTCGCTGGTTTTCTGCGGGATCATGAACCCGCGTATGTCGATGCTCTGGATGGTGGCGAGCATCTCGACGGTGAGCCCAACGGGCTCGTTCAGCATTCGCGCCAACAGAGCGCATACCTGGTCGATGGCGCTGGACTTGCCGACGCCGGGGCCCGACTTGAGTTCGATGGCGTTGGCCCGATGGCCCGCGCTCAGCGCCGCGATATGCGTGCGCGTGATGACCTGTACAGCCTGATTGAGGTTCATTCGTTCACTCCTTGTTGATCCCGGTCGTTCGAAACCGCTCAGCCCAGCTGAGCGGGTCTCACTCCCGTCGTAAGGTTTCAATTATCACCAGCAATACCGGCGAGGTTTCTCCCGTCGTAAGGTTTCAATTATCGCCAACAATACCGGCGAGGTCTCGTCGAACCGGGCCGCGCGCCCAAACTCGCCTGGGCGCGTGAGCGGGATGGCGGCGACACTCCCGCCTGGATACCGCCACCCGTCCGCGTATAACGCGCGCAGCCACGTCTCCAGCGCGAGCGTCGCCGTGTCGGCCTCGACCCAGGCGGACGCGGGCATGCCGTCACCGCCGACGTATGCGGCGCTCATGAACCAGTTCACCGGTCGCCGACTATTTCGTCCGCGCAGTAAGGCTCGTCGCACCATGGCGGACTCAGCATCGTTATAAGGATGTAACTGGCGACAAGCAGTAGCAAAATAAATTTTCCCATCTTTCACTCCTGTCGTAATGTTTCGATGATGGCCATGATGGCCAGCGAGTTCCGGGGCGTCATGACGCCGCCGGGTTTGTCCTCGTGCCACGCGTCCCAGCCGAGTGAAGGCCACGCGGATATCGCACACCCGCTCCACTCGTACCCAGCCGCGTGACATAGCCGTAGCCACGCCTCGATGGCGCCGATGCCGGTGTCCGCCTCCACCCAGCGCGACGCCCCGCCATCCTCGGGGTAAACCGGCCCGACATACCAGTCCATCACTTGCACGGCGGTGGCGCGCCCCATGCCGGGACGCCCGGTTGCGGCGGGAAATGGAGCGGCAGCAACACGTATGGTTGCCACTGCGCCAACAACAGGTACGTCGTCAGCGTCAACTCAAGCATCATGACCACCGCCCTCCCCGAGTATCTTGCTCACGCTCTCGAACCATGGGAGGAAGCGAGGGTCCATCGCCAGCACGCCTAGTTCGCGCATGGTCAGGGGTTTCAGGAATTCGATCTGCTCCTCGACCGTTTTGAGCGCGAGCACTTCGTCCATCAGTATCACCATGTTATTTACTCCCGTCGTGATCAATCGAGCCCTGGTCGGCGTCGCACCACGGGCACACGCCGTCGACATAACGGTGGCGACCGTCTGGCACCCGACATCGTAGCTCCGTCGCTTCGACCGTGGCGCGGGCCATGAAACCGCGCACGCCGCCCTCGCCCTCCAGCCTGAGCAACGCCGCGTGATCGACCAGCGCGCACCGAAAGAAGTCGGTGACGTGCGCGGGGTCGTCGGTCTTGAGTTCGTAGGTGACCGTCGCGGTCACGTGCTCGATGACGATACGTATGCTCATGTTTCACTCCCGTATTAAGTTACGTCCCGGCCTCCCGCGTATCGTTCGGTCACCCGAGCATCGCCGCCACCAGGTAACCAAACACGGCCCAGACGAGGCACCACGCCACGGTCCACGCCACGGCCCGCGCCATCATGTTACCTCCGTCCTTTTTGAATTTGTCGTCAATGACGTTCATGTTTCACTCCCGTATTAAAGGTCGACGTCCCGGCCTCCCGCGTATCGTTCGGTCGCCCGTCCGGCTGTCCACGTCCAACACCGGCTGGATACGCGGTGAAAGCGGCCAGGACGATTGGTCATAACAACCAATTCACTATCCATATGAACCCGCGCGCGGTCCCGTATATACCCAGGACCATCAGGGTCATGCCCAGCGCACTGGCGGTCCACCTGCGCCACGGCCAGGGCAGCGCCATGGGGATGATGACCGATTTGGGCCGGGGTTTGGGTTGGTGGCGCATGGCGTTGGCCAACTGGGTCACGTCGCTGTTCATTATTTCACTCCCGTATTAAGCGCCGCCTTCACTTTCGCACGCTTCACCCTGGCGGGTGTCGCCTCGTCGGATAGCATGTCGCGATACCGGACCACGCCGCACGCGGCCAGCCACGTGTCGAGGTCGAAACGCGGGTTGTCCTCGCATAGCGCCTTGCCCAGGGTCCTGGCCGCCATACCCCTGACCAACGGGTGCTCGATGGTGGCGATGGACGCGGCAAGCACCTTGTAGTGTTGTCTGGTCATCATGCTATTCTGCTCCCGGAATGGTGTAAACGTGGTCGAGCACGGTCCGCAGTATCCGCACCGCGTGGCGGGCGGCGCCGAGCGCCCGGAACCCGTCGCTCCTGGCGTCCGCCTCGAAAGCCTCGTCCGCGTGATCGAGTTCGTGCTCGATGATGAACAGGGTTTCGAGGATGTTCAGTTCACGTCTCATGGTTTCACTCCTGTATTAGTTACCTCGCGGTTCGCCCCGCCCAAGAGCGGTGCGGCCCTGCTCGACGCGCGGGATCATTCGATGCGCTGGATGCGATGCACCCGCGCGTCCTTTAGTTTATCGTGCGGGTTGGACGCGGCCATGAACACGCGCCGCATGGCGAGGTCGCACGCGGCGTGAAAATCCTCGCACTCGACACGCCGGTATATCCAGTCCTCGTCGGTGCATACCCAGGTTATTTCATACGTAACCATATTTCACTCCCGTATTAGTGCAACGTCGGCAGGCACAGCAGCCGCCGCCATGCCGCCTCCATGTAGGCGTCGACCTGTTCGGGCGTCATGCCCTCGAAACGTTTCTCCCATTCCTGGACAATGGGATCGTTGTCGGCGTCATAGTCGTCATCATCGTCATCGAAGTTCATGGTTTCACTCCCGTATTAACGTGGCAGTTGTGGGTTGCGCCAGCGTATGGCCCGGGCTTCGGGGTTGTCGCACGCGAGGCAGACGCGCGCCCAATCGGTAAGGAACTCGGTGATTGGTTTGTACACATGGCACCGACGGCACACGCGGGCGGCGAGCCGAGGGCCGGTTATCTCCTTCTGCCCGCGCTTTTCGCGGTAGCGGTCGCGTTGGTATTTGGCGCGCCCCTCGTACGTCATCGTGATCGCCGGAACCCCACTCGCCTTCCGCTCGGCTTCGAGCAACTTCACCCGACCGGGTAGCGAGCGCATCACGCGACGTTCCTTACAGTAGAGACAGATCTTATGCCGGTGCGACTCGTAGTCATTATTGGCCCGATATTCTCTACAGGTGCGACACTTGCGACCGGGATTGTTAGCGTCGAAGCGTGGGGTATTGGTCTCGAAGGGCGGCGGAGAGGGTGTTTCAGGTTTCTTCATGGTACGCTAAATCCTTACGTTGGGGTTGATCGTTTACTACCGGAGTGCATAACAAGATACAGCCCGTCAGTGTCAGACATATGCTATTATGGACAAAATGTCATCCTCGACGGTCAAACTCCGAGAAGCTTGACCACGGATTTGACAGAGTTCACTACCGAATAAGTGACTGATCAAACATGATATCATACGCGGCATGTTATCACTGCTGTATAATTGCTCCAAACATGAGGCCCTTAGGGAGCGGGGGGTATTGCGTAATGCATGCATTGGAAGTCTCACGCATCACGTATCGTTGTCCCGATGCAATTATACATCAGTTATAACATACTATATATAAATTTTAATAATATCAATAAGTTATTAGGCGGTCGACCCTGATAAAATCGCTGTCAAACTTAGTTATAGCTCGTCGGATCAATGAGTTATTCGGCAGCACTCGACATTCATGGCGCGCCAAACAAATGTTAGTGTGCACTGGCGTAACGGATCATTCGATTTGCCCTAGCTCGTTGGTTATATTTGCTCGCCTAGCCTAGCGCGTGCGAGCTAACGCACGCGTTAGAGCAAGCGAGCGGGGGACGTAATCCCCCGCACACTGCTTCCCATACTACCGTAGTAAATGATTGACCACCTCACGCCGCTACGAGCGCGGCCATGACCAACTGACTCGCCTGTTGACGCGCCACGCCATCGCCCAGGATATCGTCCTCATAATCAAACACACCGTTAGCTACCTCGTCGCCGCTCCCGGCTTCGCCGGTATCGGCCTGACTCACGCCCTGGATGGGGGCTGGAGCGGGCGAGACCAGGACGGGCGGTGTCCACACCGGAGGCGGGTTCAACGCCGCCCGCGCGGCCACGAGGGCCTTGCGCGCGGCCATCAGTTCGTCGGTGCTGATGGTGCGCAGGTAGTCGGCCGCGATCTTGAGCTCTTCCATCTCGAAGTCCGCGTGAAAACCGTCGATCTGGCCGATCAGGGTTTTGAGCCGCGCGGCCACTTTCGTGGCATTGTGGTCGGGATCGTTCGCGACCGCGTAGGCGATCAGATCGTCCTTGCTCATCGGCGCGGTCAGCTTGCCCTCTTTGACCGCGCGTGAGACGTTCATGATCAGGTGATAAAATCGGCTTTGCCACTTGCGCACGGGCGTTTCGATGGCGTCGCGGTCCTCGCGTTCCACGCTCGCCAGCAATTCCGTTTCGTCGGCCCAGACCGCTTCGCAGGTGGCGCGCAGGTCGGGCAGGTGGCCGCGAACCTTGGGCGAGGCGAAGGTTTTCATCTCCGATATGAACACGCCCACGGACCGCGCGGACCGGGATTGTTCGCCGTCGGCCGAGTTGCCCATTTTCGCGGCGCGTTCACAGGCTTGCGCCACTTCCGCGTGGGTCCATTCCTCCGCGTGCGACATGGCCGCGATGTCGGTTATGACGGACAGCCGGGTGTTGTTGCCGTCATTGGCCGCGCCTTGCGCGGCTTCCATCGCTTCGAACTTGCGGTCCTCGGGTTCCGCGAGGGCCACGCAAGCCGCGCGAATACGCGAGGCGATGTCAAGCACGCGGTCGGAAGCGATCTCGACGATTTTAGCCATGTGGTTTCACTCCGGTAGTAAGGTTTGGGACAGGCGCGCGGATCATTCGATGCCGCGTTGAGCGGTGCGCTCATGAAAGTCCGGACATCGCGACGATGTGACGATGCCGGACTATCATCAAAGCACCGCGACGGCGTGGCGTATGCCAGACCGTGGCGTGCGTTCCAATCGGCGCGGGTGATCAGACCGCGCCGCCCGCTACAGCCCCGTGCGCTCCCTCGCGGGTTAGTGTCGCACCATCGGGCTAGCATAATCGCATGGCAATTCCTTTCGGTCAGGTATCGGCGCGGTCCGTCGCGAGCGGTGCGCTTGCTGATAGGCGCGATGCGTCGCGCCTATCCGTAAGCTCAGCGGTCGTAGCGTTGAAAGAATTCAAGCACGTCCATACCGTGATCATCGGGGTATGGCGCCAGGGGTTCGGCCGGATCGTAATCATCCTGATCCGGCGAGGGTATGCTATCGTCACTACCGTCGTAAACGATCAGGAACGAAAGCACGATATCATCATGTCGCATGGTTCAACCTTTCTTGTTTGAGATAAAGAAACTCGCGCCGAACCGTCCGACGCGGACGAAACGCAGCCCGCCTACCTTGCGGTAGGAGCACGCGGGCAGGAACCCAGCGGCGTGTGAGAGCACGCCCGCGAAGCCAATCAGTATTGGTAACGTCATGATGTTAGCCTTTCGTTCCGATGAAAGCCCGCGCCACGTCCGGCGCCGACGTGATGCCTTTGCACGCTCCCGTGCTCCCGCCCATCATGTTTCCCTTGATCCGCCATGTGTTGGTCTGGGGACCGGCGGTGAAGCGTCGGATGATCATCCGTTCGGGCCAGATCGTCGGGATCTTTTCGCTGTCAGGCGCGGCGCGATGTATCGGGCGAAAATTGTCCAGCGGCACGCCGCGCGGGCGTTCCGCGAACGGTTTGCTCGGTTTGTTCGCGAGTTCGCCAGCCTTGGGCTGGCGCTTGTGTTTGGCCATGCGTTACTCCCGTATTGAGCGGTGCGCTCATAGATGCGCCGCGCGCGGCGCATCCACGAAAGCAACGATCAGAAGCGGGTTTCCACGTTGTCGACGTTGCACCAATTGGTGGGTAGGATTGGCACCGCGTACAGGTAGGTCATGATGCCACTCTCATATTCGCGGCGCAGCACCTGGCGCGTTGCCTGCTCAAGTGTGCGGTAGAGTTCGCACGCGGGACGCACCATGGTGCGGCCGGTAGCGGGTTCGCGAGTGCAGATCAGAGTGATTGTGCGTTGGGTTTGCATTGGTTACTCCCGTAATATCAACGCCAGATGTTGGCATTGCGGGAGTAACGCTATTGGCGCGCCGATAGTCTGGCGCGCCAGGGTTAATGCGTTGGGTAGGCGTTATGGCACTTTGGGGTTTGTCAACTCTCACACGCTGGGTATGCCGCATTCACGCGTTCGCCAGAGGCTAAACGCGCCGCGTCCCGCCGGAACCCATTCGGTCACGTGATTTGTCGTGATCTGGCGCAACCGTTGAAGGTTAGGCCAATGTGAGGGCTTGCTCATGTTCTTTCCGGAGTTGAGCAACTCCACACCGCTACCGGAGACGTGATTCCCGGACGTTAGCTTGCACATGGTTTGTCAGACCATGGGCCGCAGCGGCGACGCAGACCTTAGGAGCGCACGGCGCTAATGTTCTGCTAAGCACGGGCCCGGTCGAACCCGCACGTCCCCTCTTTCAGTCGCTCGTCTCAGATCCGCCACATAGCAATCCAACAAGGTTGCGGCGGACCCTACACTTAGGCCGAAGGGATTGCCTGCCCGCGATTGCCGGGCGGCTATGCCAGTCGCGAACCGTCGCGACCGGAGGCTAACGCTGGTAGCGACATCCCGTTGGCCGGGGGCTTTCCACACCTTGCGGGAGCGGTATTTAGTCCCGGCATAACCCCCCACGCCCCCACCCCCGACCTGTCCAAGGGGGGCCCCCGCCGCCCCGGCCCTTTAGGTACTCTTGCCCTACATGACTACGACTTCTGAAACTGCAACGAAAAATCCAGGCTGTATTCAGAACCTACATTACGTTTCAAATTATAATCTTGTGATCACGAACCTTTTGGCTCATGATGCGTTGACAACTCAGGAGGTCGTCATGGCCAGGGAACCCGAACACAAGCCCGTCGATACGAAAGCGGATCATCCGGATCGCGCCAAACCCGATACGAAAGCGGATCATCCCAGGGTCGAGCAGGCCAATACCGCTCTCGGGCGGGAGGGGCCGCGAGGTAAGGTAGGTAGCGACCCCTATGGCGGCGGTCGCGTGACGACGCTCGTCGAGGGCGGTCCGCCGGTCGCGCGCCCGACGATCCTCTCGGCCACCAGCGACCAACTCCAGTTCGTGGTCGATACCCACGCGGAGGTATTCTCCCCGGACGAACTGTCCGTGCTGAACGCGGCCACCGTCGAACTGAAGGACTACGAGGCGCTGACCGCGCCGCCCCCGCCTCCCGTGGTCCGGGACACGCCCCTCGTCATGCAGGAGGGCGCCCAGCTGACGTGCACGATGGGCAACTGGGACGGCGAGCCCACCGGGTATGAATACCAGTGGTCCCGCGACGGCGCGTTCGTGGTCGGCGGGCCCACCGGCACCTACGCGGTCACCACGCCGGACGTCGGTACCACGTTCACCTGCGTGGTCGTCGCCACCAACGCCCAGGGAAGCACCGCCGCGCCGCCCAGCAACGGGGTGGTGGTCGTCGAGCCTCCCGTGACGCGAGCCGCCTAGGGCCCTTCCAGGCCCCCGCGTGTGGTCGATAAAGACCCAGACGCCAATGTGAGCTTTCGCGGGCTCAGCCTCAAGCTGGGCCCGCAATTCCTGACGCTCGTGGTGGTGAACATGCTCGTCCTGGGCACGTTCTTCTGGTTCATGGACGCCCGTGCCCGGCATACCGCCCATATCGTGGACAAACTACTTGAGTCCTGCCCCCAGATCCGCTCGCAACTCCCCCTCGATCATGTCCGCCGCCCATCGTAGGTCGTCGGCGACCCGGCGGGCTTCCTCGTCGATCTCGATGTCCACGTCGCGCACGATGACCGAGGCCATCCATTGGCCGTCGGCGACGAAATGACGGATGGTCACGTTGTATTCCACTGGTTTGGCACGCAAGCGATGGATGATGAATTGATTGCTCATGGAGCGAGCCCATACCACTCTTGGGTGGGAGGGGCGAGCGACTGGGGTATTAAGTCCAGCCTCCCGCGCGGATCTTGGGTTTGTTGGACGTGACGCGTGATACCATCATCCGCATCGCCTTCCCCGTGAGGTCCGCTTGTACCGAGAGGCAACCGTATTGCAACGCGTCGGCGACGTCCGAGTAAGGATGGTTGTTCTTCTCCGGTTTATCGTCCAGATGACCGTCGCGGCGTCGGCGATAATGGTACTGGGATGCCAGCGCGCGTATCAGGATGGGACACCCCAGCCTGGATATCTGCAATGCCGGTTCGCCCATTATTGTCTGCCTGAGGAGCTTCTCGACCGCGAGCAGCCTCGGCGGAATGTCGTTGGTAAGACCTGGATATGCCAGGAACCCGGCCCCGCGCAGGACGTCGAACGCGGTCTCCTCGGTGTGCTGTGATCGTTGCGCGCCCGCCGGGTCCGCCACCACGTAGCAACGTTTGCCGTTGTACGGCTCTTGCATCAATCTTGGACGCAAACGTTCCGCCACCATCTGGTGGAGCCCCATGTCGTCGGTCACCACCTCCTCGAAAATAAGGTAGCGTCCGTAACTATCCACCTGCCCCAAAAGGGCGCAGGGCGTGCGGCCGAAATCCATCGCGATGAGTATGGGCCGCATCGGGTTGACCACCACCTCCATGTCCCTGACATGGGTGTTGGCGTCGAAACTCCTGCGGAAAACCGCCTGACCCGCGTTCGACGTGCCCCACTCGGATCTTATCTGGGTGGCGATACGTTCTTCCGAGGAGCCCGACATCGCGTTTTCGTAATAATTCGGCGGCAGGTTCTCCAGGTTCTCGGCCTGGGGCGACAGTCCGCTGGGTTGGTGGTAGAGAACCCATTTTGGGTCCGGATCGAGCACCAGGGCCTCGTGATAGGGGCTGTCGACGTCCCAGGGGTTCGAATCGGCGATCATGCCGAACCAGGTCGGCCCGCCGTTGATCTTGGAGGGAAACCGCCCCAGGCGTTCCAGCAGCGCGGAGACGATTTCGTAGGGCACTTCCCGGATTTCGTTGACCCAGGCTCCCGTCAATTGCATCGACAACAGCCGTCTGACGTCTTCTTTCGTGTCCAGCGGGATCAATACCCAGTCGGAATGGACCGAGGTGCCGTCTTCCAGATCGGCGCGGATCTGGATAGTCGAGTCGGTAACGAAATAACGGATCATCGGGTTCAGGTACTGCATTACGTCCGACAGTACCGTGGTGCGCAGTTGTTGCATGGTATTTCTTATGAGGGCGAAACGGGTGGAGCGCCGTCCGTTCGCGTCGGGCACCTGCATGCGCGCCCGTCGGAGAAGCTCCATGATGCATCCCATGGACTTGCCGCTTCCCACGGGGCCCACGATGAACCGTACCAGGTGGTCGTCCATCATGAATTTCTCCACCGTTGGCGGCGGGATATAAATAAGCTGGTTCGGGTCCTCGGAAACATTATACGCGGGCGGGAGATCCAGCGTGGCGTGATTGGTGGCGCGCATAAATCACTCCCGCTCGTAAGTAGCGGCGGCTTCGACCCGCTCGACCCGCTCGACCCGCTCGACCCGCTCGACCCGCTCGACCCGCACCATGCTCATATCTCCTCGCCCATGTTACCTCGCCGCCGTTCCCACCTCCGGTGGTACCGGCCCGGCTCGACCCGCGCTTCAATACATTCCCAGTTTGTCGCGGTCCTCGGTGTTGCGCTCGCCGCCCGAGGCTTCCCGCTCCCACCGTTCCGCCTGTTTGTCCATGCTCGCCGCCGCGTCGGCCCGGCTGATATAGCGCCTGACCTCGCCGTGGAACGAGCGTAATGAAATGGGCGGGTACCCCAGCGCCGCTTCCGTCCGCATGTCCCGCGCCAGTTTCCGGCATGATCGCGCCATCATCGCCGGATCGAGCGGGTAATGATCCTTTTGCGTCCCCCGCGCCCGATCCCTGGTGATCGGCCCTCCCGGTAAACGAGTCATATCCGGCCCATGAGCAACAATACGAGCAACACCAGGATGATGATTCCGCCAATTCCCATACCGTAACCATAATGCGGGCTGTTCGCGTACCATCCGGTGTTCCAGCCCCACCCGCCGCCGACCAGGAACACGATGAGCAGCACGATGAGTATGATCGCCAATGGGCTCATGGTTTTACTCCTCAGGGCGGAACGACGATGTCGCGGTCGTCCGGTTTCGCGGGTTCGGCCTGGATGGTGGTGAACGTCTCGGTCTTGCCCGAATTGGCGAACATGATCTGGATGGAGAACCTGGCGGCGCTCGGACCGCCACCCGCGCCCGCCGCCGCGCCGATCCCGCTCGCCTGGGCCCCGGCCATGATCGCGTGCTGCTTCACCGCGTCGATGCGGGTGTTCGCCGGTTGTTTGGCGTCCAGCATGATCTGAGCCGTCGTCGGCAGCGCCGCCAGCACCGCGTGACCAGATAGCTCGCGTATCCGCTCGCGTACGTTGGTGTCGCTTTCCCAGACCGCCTTGTACTCCTTGATACGCCTGCGGATGACGTGCTGATCGCGTAGAAATTCCGCCATCTGCGCCACGTCGACGAACCCATACCTGAGGGCGATCTGCGCGTAGGTGTGCACATTCTGGGCCACGTCGGTACAAAACGCATATAATACCTGGGGCGTGAAAGCCGGAACCTCGGCGAGGACGGACGTGGCGTCGACGACCCCATTGATCACCTCCTGGTCCGCCCGCTCCTCTTCATCCACCTCGCCCTTCGCCCCGCCTTCGGCGGATGCGGCGGCGCTCAACCCGTATTCGTCGTTCACTCCGGTAGTAATATCCATCTCCACTGGCGTCTCGGACACCAGCATGGGTTTTTCATGCCTGATCCAGGCACCGAAAGGGTTGGTTTCGCTACCCATGGTGGTCCTCGCGGGGGGTTGACCCGCTATATGGTTGCCACATAAGCGATTTATACGCTAATGGTAGTTCATAGAGGGGGCAAATCCGTTGCCATTGGCCCAAGCAGGTTTGTCATCGTCGTCTTACCCCGCCCAGGCGCGCTCGGCGGGCGACAACGGCGGCTTCCTGCGTGTCATCTCCCCCTCGCAACTGGACCGACGCGACCAGGAGGCGAATAC